TCGAACTCTTTAACTTTAGCGAATAGCTCGTGTTCTTTACCACTGCTGCCCCAACTAAACTGATGCGAGAGGATACTGGTGTTTCTGGTAATGTAACGTTTGCCCTTCTCGCCAGCAATAAAAGCCAACAGACCACAAGAAGCAATCAATCCCAACCCATAGGTGTGTACTGGGATTGGCGAACCTTTCATAGTGTCAACCAAAGCGAAACAAGAGTTGACTTCGCCGCCTGGAGAATTGATCAACATCTTCATTTCTTTAGGCTTATTTTCCGCCATTAAATTCCGTTCAAGAATAAACTTCATGGCTTCACCGCACGAAGCGGCGTCAAACTTTTTATTGAACATGAAGTAGTTGTGTTCTTCTATGCTCAGCATATCTTTTTTAGGTAAATCCATATTATAATCAAATCCTATATAATATTATTAATGGTTGATTTCTTTAGTTTGTTTTCAATTTTCCTTAGTTTGTTGATTTTGTTAGTGCTCAGTTGAGCCAACAAAGCTTTGGTCTCGCTACGTTTACGTCTAGCTTTTTCGGATAGAGCTAGGCGTGCATCCGCCGTTCTTGGCATCTATTTTCTTTCTATGTTCATCAAACAGTTCTAGTTGTTCAGGTTCTAGTTGTTCAGGTTCAGACTGATCAGGTTCAGTGTAGTTCTTTTGATATTCTTCTGGAACAACTCCCCAACCCACATCACGGAACCATTCTCTCTCGGTGTACCATGTTCTTTTTTTCTGCGACATATGACTAATCACCCCTAAAAACTAAACCATCCAGTGGTCAAAAGTCCCCAACCAAGAAGTCCAGCTAACGCAAGGAGAGCCATAGGCTTCATGGCAACTTCAATGATAGCAAGGATTGCGGCGATGACAATAATTGAGGCGGGTATTATATGTGCAATAATACCAAGTTCGAATAGATTGGACTCAGAAACAATATTAACCAAGTCAGTTATAGCTAGAGTATTCATTACGTTTCCTTTTTAGTAAATTATACAAGTAGTATACGGTAATAATGCATTAAAGTCAAGTTTTATTTTATTATTTTATTAACATGAGTGCGGTGGACTCTGACCCAGATATGTTCATTGTACCAATCTTCCGGATGCAACAACACCTCATGTTTGAACTGGTAATGCGCTTCCCAATAATTACACTCGCCTTTGGTTGCACATAATCTCAATATTTCTCTTTGGAATTTATCTGCGCCCATGGAAGCCACATCCTCAATCAAAACTTTATTGGACCCGAAATAATCTTTCCAATCGGATTCAGTAACTCTTTTCTCTCTGCGCTTTTTGCTTTTCAGCCGAACATGTCTTGTGTTTTTGAATAGTTTTTTACCAATATATTTCTTATTGGTTTCAGAATTGGTAATAATATACACAAAACCTGCAAAATCAGAGAGATCTTCGCCATCGAATTCTTTATTCTCATAGAGCCACATAATAAAATATCCCATTTCAGAATATTTATATATGGCTTCGAGGTCATTAAAGCGAGAACCCCTTGAATGTATCTTCACCCACGTCCTTATTAACTCCACCACCAATATAGCTCGTTATTTGCGTTTCTTGTGGTGCCACTTGAACATCCCCTCCACTGATCCATTGAGCAGTCCACGGTAGAGGATTTGATCCGCCTTTGTATGGGGATTCGACGCCAACAGCTGTCATGCGTTTATTCGCAATCCACTCGATGTAGTCGCATAAAAGTTCTGAGTTGAGACCAATCATGCTACCATCAGCAAACAAATAATCAGCCCATGACTTTTCTTGATCGACAGCGTCAACAAACATCTGGATGCATTCATCAAGGGTGTCTTCGCGTATCTTAGCGAAATCAGGATCGTCTTTCGGCAGCACCTTTAACAATTGCTGAGTGCCGGCTAGGTGGAGATTTTCGTCACGAGCAATCAACTTAATGATCTTTGCATTACCTTCCATTCTCTTCAGTTCAGCGAAAGCCCACGAACAAGCAAAGCTGACATAAAAGCGAACGCCTTCCAAAATATTCACCGACATGAGAGTCAGCCAGATAGCTTTCTTATGTTCGTATGAAGATACGGGCGTACCCATATCCACAGCATTATTGAAGTGGATAAGTTTATCGTAGTACTCGCTAATTTGATCAGCACAATCAACAATTTCATCCGTGTCCATGATAGTATCAAACACTTCAGATGGATTCGAGTAAATGTTTCGAATGATATGAGTGTATGATCGAGAGTGGATTGTCTCACTGAAAGCCCAGGTGATGATCCAGTTTTCTAATTCCGGAAGGGAGCAAATACTACCAAAAGCAGCAGTGGGTGCACGACCCTGCACTGAATCTAGTAATATTTGCCTTTTGAGGTTTGATGTAAAAATATGTTGCTCATGCGAGCTGAGTTGTTTGAAGTCTTTGCTATCCTTATAGATATCCACTTCTTGTGGAGTCCAGAAGAAACCCAGCTGCTTTTCGGTGAGCTTATCCAGAAATGGGTATTTCTGCATATCGTATCTTGCAATAGTAGGTGATTCGTCCAAAAAGAGCTTAGAATCCATATGGCTTTTCTTGCTATTAGTATCAAATACTTTCACGCGAGACATCCTTAGTTAGGTAAATTAATTATAACGTAGTATAACGTAGTTTCAATATAAAGTCAAGTTTTAAATTTTAGATGTGACAGGAATCGCAATCTTCCTCGTCAATTTCACCCACAGCCAATTCAGGCTCTGAGACATCGATCTCACCAGCACCGTCATATGTGTTAAAATAATACAGCTGTTTCGTTCCATATTTGTAACAGACTAATAGGTGTTGAATCATCTCACTCAACGGAATCTTCTCGTCGGTATAATGTTGTGGGTTATATGATGTGTTGATTGAAATTCCTTGGTCGATAAATTTCTGCAGAACAGCACAAATCTTCAAATAACCTATTGGTGATTTCTGGTCCCACAACAAATCATATTTGTTTTTCAACTTCCGAATTTCTGGAACAACCTGCCTCAGCACACCATCCTTTGATTGTTTGATAGAGACTAGAGCTCTTGGAGGCTCAATCCCGTTAGTGGAGTTCGAGACCTGCGCTGATGTTTCTGACGGCATTAATGCCATCAAAGTTGAATTTCGAATACCGTATTCTTTTGCTTGTTCTCTAAGTGATTCCCAGTTATAATGGTACACAGGGTCAACTAGCTCGTCGACATCTTTCTTATAAGTGTCGATAGGCATGATACCTTGTGAATATTTGGTTTCATCAGTCTTTAGACACGCGCCTCTTTCTCTTGCTAAATCAATAGACGCTTTAATCAGATAGTAAGACCATGCTTCTGTGTATTCGTGGATCATTTGGAGGCCATCTTTATCAATATTCTGGTAAGATAGATTATTCTTAGCGATCCAATACGCCATATTAACGATACCAACACCAAGTGGTCTGCGGTTCATCGTTGATATCTCTGCAGCTAGTACTGGGTAATCTTGATATGTCAGCAATTCATCTAATGCACGGACAATAACTTCACATGGTTTCTTGAAGTCTTCGGGTGATTTGATTTTACCCCAGTTGACCGCGGCAAGAGTACATAGTGAAATCTCACCATCTGGATCATTGATATTGTTCAGTGGCTTTGTTGGGAGTGTGATTTCGCAACAGAGATTGCTCATCCTGATAGGCGCTTTGTCTTTGATAAAAGATCCATGATCATTTGCGTGATCCACATTCATCAAATAGATGCGACCAGTGTCCTTTCTTTCTTGTACAAAGGAAGAAAACAACTCTATCGCTGGAACTGTTTTCTTTCTAATTTTAGTAGATTTCTCATATTTCTCATACAAGGTTTCAAACTTATCATTATCGATAAAGAAAGCATCGTACAAGTCAGGAACATCATTAGGACTGAACAGTGTTATATCTTTATTTTCTATAACACGCTGGTACATTAAACGGTTGAACTGCACGCCGTAATCCATATGTCGAATACGGTTATCCTCAGTGCCTTTATTATTCTTGAGTACTAATAGATCCTCCACCTCGTAGTGCCAGATGGGATAATATAACGTTGCAGCTCCCCCGCGAACTCCGCCTTGACTACAACTTTTGACTGCACTCTGGAAGTGTTTAAAGAACGGAATTGTCCCGGTATGCGTGGTGTCTCCGTTTCGAATCTTAGAACCAATAGCCCTGATTCTACCAGCGCCAATACCAATACCTGCTTTCTGAGAAACGTATTTAACGATCGCCGATGATGTAGCGCTGATGGAATCCAACGAATCATCAGTTTCCACCAAAACACACGAAGAGAATTGTTTCTGAGGGGAACGTAGACCAGCCATGATTGGAGTCGGGAGAGAGATTTCAAAGTTAGAAATGCAATCATAAAAAGATTTGATCATCCCAAGCCTATATTCGCTATCATACCTCTTATCGTATTCGCGGAATAAAGTTAGAGCAATCATGATAAAACACATCTGCGGTGTTTCAAACACCTCGCCTGACACTCGGTTTTTAATAAGATATTTACCACGGAACTGTTCCATACCGACATAAGCAATATTATAATCCCTCTCGTGATCTATCATATTGTTGATCTTGTCTAGCTCTTCGTCGCTATACACGCCAGTAATATCTGAGTCGTAATAGCCCAAATCTACAGTAGTATTGATATGATCATTCAGGTGTGGAATATCAAACATCCAATCTTTAGTTTTACCATATACTTGTTTTCGTAGATTATAATTGATCAATCTAGATGCTACGTATTGATACCCTGGGGATTCTTCGCTGATAAGGTCTGCAGACGCCTTAATAAGTGTTTCTTGGATATCAACAGTCTTGATGTTATCATAAAATTGAATTTGAGATTTTAATTCTATCTCTGAAGCAGAAACGCCACTAATACCTTCGCAAGCCCATCCTACGACTTTATGGAACTTATTGAGATCGAGAGCCTCTTTGGCTCCATTTCTCTTTGTAACACATACAATATTCTTTTTTGTCATTCTAGTTTACGTCCCTTCCTTCATAGAACGCATGTAATGTTCTGCATTCTGATCGCCTACTTCATGCGCTTTATTATACCAATATTCTGCTTGTTTAATATCTTTTATCCGTTCGCTATATAGGAAACCTAACTTACCAAGCGCCGGTGCATAACCATTTTCAGCACAAATTTTAAGATATGTTATGGTTCTGTTTATATTCATGTGTTCATCAAATGCATCCAGAGCTAATGGATACAAATTATCGATAATTTGTTTTTTATCTAATGCATATTCGTCCATTACTATAATTCCACATGATCTAATGCGTTGGCGACGATAGGATAGTGCTTACAAATCTGCTCCCAGCATTGTGTGGCAATTTCTCTGTGTTCTTTCTGAGTTTCTGGTCCACAGCGTAATGCGCAATAATGAATCCATGAGCGTAATGTTCCATTCATATTCATACGACTAACAGTCAAACCTTCTGGCAGAACAGCACGAGCTTGCTCTTTAGCTATGCCATTTCTAATAGCCCACAAGTACACTTCTTTACTATCGTCAATCAAACCATCCTGAGCGTTTCTCCAATCTCTATGCAATTCTGAATCATTTTCTATCTCAATACTATTTTGTCTGTTCTTAGTGTCTTGGAGACGAGCTTCGCGCGTTACAAAATCTAGATCTTTAGTTGGATCAGCGTACCGTTGGCTATATTCTTGGAAAGAAAAAGAACGGTGGCGCAAAATCTGTCTAGCTATATCGCGAGTTGTCTCAATTTCCATCAGGACAGAAACCATTTCAAAAGGCGAAAAGTGGGAATTTTTAATCAAATACTCGATCAGCTTTTCCGAATCCGTACGTGTTTGACCAGATGGATTACTGATGCGTGCACAATATGCAATCAGTGATTGTGAATCCATCGATGATCCGGCCAGATCATCACACACCACTTCAGTTTTACCAATAATTCTAACTTTGCTGCTCATACTTTTCTCCAATTCGAAAGTCTCAATTTCGCTGTTAATGATTTGAATGTGTTTTCGTCTATTAGTTTTTTAATGGCTTCTGGTGAATTACCACACATCACCATATCGTTTATATCTTTATGTACTACGTTATCTGGAAAAATACAAACGCTCAATCCTTTGTCTATCGCTTTCTGGATTTTATTAACTGTCTCGTGCGATCTTGGTTCATTATCATATATAATAACAAGATCACTATCTCTAAACTCTTCACCAACTGCACTAACATCACCACCAGCCGAAGCTACGCAATTTGGTATGAACATCGAATCGATTGGTCCTTCAACACAGTATACCTTCTCTGAAGGGTCAACGGTATCAAGACCATATATTTTTGGGGTGTTCTCATCAAGTACAATGGTAATATACTTAGTGGTGTTCTTATTCTTGTCTAAAGCTCTACCCTGTAATGCGTGCATATTCTTTTCTTGATTAAAGAAAGGTATCAACAATCTGGGCTGGTCGTACTTCAAAGCTTTAGGTTCGAATTTATCTGGGATGAGCTCATTAACGAAATGTAAGAACTTTGGACACAAAAACATCTTTGCGTGATATTGATTGGGAATCTTCCTACCAGCAACGTATTGTTTTAATGGGTGGTTGTGGTTTAACTGACTGATTTTCTTCAGTCTTTTTAATGGACCAGTCTTTAAGAAAACAGGCTTCTTCATCTTAGACACAAATTCATCAAGTTCAGTTTTTTTAGTATCTGTAGATGCTTTTTCAGCTAGGCTTTCCATTCTCATTTCGTTATAGAGAGTGTTGTCAACTTGTCTGATAAAGTTATTAATAGAAGCAGATGCACCACAATTATGACAGTGGAACGACATCTTACCTTTCTTTTCGTATATGTAACCTCTGGCTTTCTGCTTGTTGGTATCAGAGTCGTTACAAATAGGGCATCTGAAGTTGTACAGAGTAGACGTCTTACGTTTAAACTTATCGAGTTTAGACGATAGAAGGTTAATATACTTATGTTCTAACCAATGCATTAATATACCTTTTCAAAAGCGACAACCTATTATACCGTTGTTGCACTTAAAAGGCAAGCGTTAATTTGCGAAAAGTGAAAGTATTTGTGAGCTGTTTGAGATGAAGAATATAACCGCTGTGAAGCCGCCAATATACATCCAGAAATATCTCTGCATGGTATTGAGTTTTTCTGTCAGTCTTTCGTATTGTGAGATATGTTCAAGTCTCATTACATCTAATTTCGCCACAACCTGCATATCTTCATCATGCATGGTTTTGTAGACCTTATCCAACGCTTCTTGTAATTCTGCGCGTCTCAATTCTATAGAATCGTGCATAGAGACCAGACCTTTCTCTTGTTGGTTAATTCTTTGTTCGTGGACAGCTAACAACGTATTAAGATCGGCCGATACGTCCGTTAGTTTCTCCAGCGCCCTCTCGAGTCTTCTGTCATGATGCTCAGAACCAGACACATCAGAGAGTCTTTTTTAATGTCTTAAATGCGGGCTTCATTTTAGCTAGAGGAGTAAGGCTTTTCAGTGTGTTTGTCTTAACAATATCGGAAAGCTTCTTCTTCTTCTCGTTAGGCTTCATTATGCCAGCGCGTGTATTGACACCACCACCGATCATATTTCGACCGTTTGAATTGCGTGGCTTCCAGGTCACACCCTGGCTATTGTCGCCTGTACCAACAACAGCTGCTCCAGTGACATTTGCGGCGATCTCTTCATTCATAGTTCTCTGAGCCTTTCGACTATATGTTGGTCCATTAGTATTAAGTCTGTATCTATATAGTCTTTATCGCCAACATGGTATATGTATCTAGGCAATACACCCAGCAATACCAAAAATGGTTTCACATATTCAATCTGTTTTTCTAGTTTCAACCACAACAACTTACAAAGAACTTCCGGACCGAAACAATTATTTAAAATAATAATATGATTCAGTATCAATCTTTCTTTCAGCTCGTCATTGACGATGTATCGCGTGATCAATTTCTTTATATATTTGATTCTACTGAGGTCATGGTTAAATTCCTCAGTAGAAGTATATTTACTGTTGTCGTAATGATGCGCGCAATATAACAAGAAATTCTCGTCATTCAAAACAATATTTTTCATTTTATAATTAATTCTTTACCAGCTAGCGATAGCAGTTCTTTTCCAAGTGTTCGTAGCAGTGCAGATGTAGATATAGCTACTATCATATGCAATACTACCAGCTATACCATTTGCTGAAGAATTAGCAGGCGCGCTAGATGAAACCACGATATTGGCTGAGAAATTCGACATAGTAACAGTGCGAACACTAGCGCTACCAGCTGGATCTCTCAGAACCATAACACGATCAGTACTGGCGACATTAGCCGCTGTCGCCAGTTCTGAGACTTTAAGTGAATTATTTGCCATTTTTTAATTTATATCAATTATGTTGTGATTGTAAGAGTGGCGTTAGACGATACAATATTAGCAGCACCAGTAGCAGACACAGTCACCTTAACATCGATATTAGCTGTCTCGACGGCTGAGTTAACGACAAGTGATGCGGTAGTAGTCACACCAACGTTACCACCAGACTGGATAGCGTCGCCGTTTGCATATGTCCAAGCGTATGTTAAGCTAGCACCAGATGGTACAGAATCAGATACAACAGTGAACGTTGCATTTTCGGCAGCTGTTGTATTAGCCGAAGTAGCACTTGGTTGTGTAGTGATTCGTAGGAGATAATCAGCGAAAGATGTGTCTTCAGCATCACCAGTAATACCACCAGCAACTAGAGTCTCACGCATAATACGTCCAGAGCGACCGCCTGAACCTTTTGTTTCTAGCACCCAACCTGAGTGTGTGACCGCGCCTTGTTTCGCTGTCACTTCGTCATCGCTCACGCCAAACTGGCCGATTGTCTGGCCTGTGATGAAAGCATCAGCTGTTGTATTACCAAATAATGCAGTGCGGTTAGCAACATTTGCTGTGACCTTCAAGCCACCAGCAGCGAAAATCGTTGAATTTGACGCCGCGTCGTTTTTGCCCCATTGAGCCATGTTTGTATACTCCTTGTGTATATCGAATTATCCAATTAGATAGTATTTATAAGAATAATATTCTTATTTATTATGTAGTACGTTCCAGCGTAGTAACATTATTGTTACCATCGTATCCATACGCCAAAACCGCCACAACTGTGCCGCTAGCTTGCGCTCCGCCCACGTAATATGTAGAACCAGTAATTTTGTTGTTGGCATTATATGTGTGCACAACGTAATCATGAGGACCAACGCCCATGCCATCGTTTAAACTATTTTCAACACGAAATTTCTTATTGTCGAACGCCATCTTCTATTCCTTTTTTTTTACTTCTGGTTTCATTTGAACTTCCTGACTCTAGAGGATTTCGATCCGGTAATCTTCGATGACTGTGTTGGCGAGAAGCTTTTCACACATTTCTGTCACAGAAGATTGAACTGCTGAATTGTCGTCACCAGAAAGTTCGATATCGATTACTTTGCCTTGGCGGACAGATTGAGCTTCATCAAAACCCAAACCATTTAGTGCGTTTTGAATAGCTTTCCCCTGTGGATCGAGCACAGCAGGCTTTAGAGTAATAAAGACCCTAGCTTTCATCATTCTTTCCTCTTGCGGCCAAAGGCCAAGTCTATGATTTGATTAGCTTGCTTGTCTTGCTGCACCACAAATCTTAACATCGGGGTATCAACACAGTGTTGACCCCGGATCTCTTGGCGTCCTCAAGCGCCCAGGCGCTCTTGTTCTTGCCATCGAAAATCAGGATCAGCTCTGG